GGTCCCAAATATTCCTATGATACTGGCTCAAAGATTGCACTCTATGGATTTGACCAACTGGTAGCAGAACCATTTACCCGTGTGCTCGTCACTGAGGGTGAGATGGATTGCTTGGTCGCGTGGAGTAATAATATACCGGCTGTCTCAAGCACTGGCGGGGCGTTATCCTTTCAAAAAGAATGGGCTGTGCTTTTTAAAAATGTGGAAACAATAGTCTGTTTTGATAATGACCCCGCAGGTGGAGAGGGTATGGCCAAGACATTAGATATGGTTCCTCATGCCAAGATGATGTTCCTACCTGATAGAGCAGGGGTGAGTGATATTTCTGATTATGTCCAGAATGGAGGAGACCTGCATGAACTCATTAAGACCGCACGTTCGTTTGGTTCTCTCTCTGATGTATATGCGCATAGGAGTGAGCGACAGAGTACATGGCAAAGTACCTATTTTCACGATGCATATATAAAGAAGCATCAAGAAGTGGAAAGACCAGTCAAAATGAAAAAGAAGAGTTTGGGTGGGGATGTAATTCTTCAAGCGAAGGAGGTGCCAATAAGTGATCTGATTGACTTCACCCATAAGAAAGCGTGTTGCCTCTGGCATAGTGAGAAGACACCCTCTATGGCCTATTACCCTGATACAAACAGTGTCTATTGTTTTGGGTGTGGGAGGAGTGGGGATTCGATTGATGTAGTGCGTGAGCAGAAAAGTATGTCATTTACTGATGCGGTTAATTACCTGAATGGACAATGAAGCTCAACGAACTCAAAACAGAAATAAAGAAGTACCAGTATTTTGAAGATGATTCTGTTATTGATGTTGCTGTGTCATCCGTTATCGCCACCCGATTAAAACTGGGTGATCCTATTTGGCTCTCTTTGATAGGGCCGTCATCTGGAGGAAAGAGTCAAATACTCCGCCCATTGAGTATGACTGATGAGAAGTATCTTCACCGATTGGATGATTTAACCGAGAACACCTTTCTCTCTGGTGTGAATAAAGATAAGTCTTTTCTTAAACAGGTAGGGAGTAGTGGGATACTAGTGATGAGCGATTTGACCGTACTTTTTAGTAAGAGTAAGGAAACACGAGAGGCTATCTTGTCTCAGATGCGTATGATATATGATGGGGAGCTTATTAAATATGTCGGAAATAGCCCCGAGCCTATCAAGTGGAGTGGTCGGTTGGGTGTTATTGCAGGATGTACACCGAGTATCTACCATTACTTTGAGGAAGTGGCGGACATGGGGGAACGATTCATCTACTATAGATTGAAGGATTATAGTGCGAAGAAAGCTGCGAAACTCTCCTTTGAACGTATATTATATGGTAAAGCATTGGATGAAAAGCTCTCAGGATTGTATAAGGAGTACATTGAAGAGGTAGTAAAAGGTGCAGATGATGCCCCGATGCCCGCGTTTGTAGAGGATAGGATCATTAAAATCGCATTATTCGCCGAACAAATAAGAACACCGATACATACAAACTTTCATGGTGATGTGGATAGGATACCTGTGAAGGCGTTTCCTATGCGTGTTGCTCTTCAATTAAAAAGTATTGTGCGTGCGCTCGTTGTGATACGGAAGCACGACGGATTGGATCTTACTGAAAACGATATGGATATTGTTGATTGGTGCGGATACTCTCTTGCGAATGAAGAGAAACGTGTGTGTTTGCGTGCTATCGCTCGTATGGACTTTGAAGATTCTGTTATGACTACCGTTATTGCTGATGATATAGGATTGCGGACAGAGATAACACGGACGATACTCCAAAACCTTACGTCGGTTGGTGTCCTTAAACGTACTGGAAAGAATGATTCCTTTCGTTGGAAATTTGCTGATGAGGATGATTGGGAGATTGTGCGGAGACTTGAGGGACTCACAGAGACCGTCAAGTACGATGAAAGAGAGTATGTCTCCGAAGACAGTGGAGAACTCAATGAGCAATTTGATGCAATTGAGGAAGCCCCTACAAGTTGGTAGAAAATGACCCCCTTAACGGGGGTTTTTTAATTATATGGCTATGTGTGGGGGTGAATATGACCACAAACTTCGCTCTCAGTAACGAGGGCGGCCCCTCTCTCGCGAGAGAGGGAAACCTCTCCTCTGAGAGTAACGTGTCAAGGCGGAAAAGTCAATGCAGAGTGATGGCTATGAGACTGTAATGGTGAAATGTCAAATATAGGTGAACTATCCACAGGTAGATACGGTGGTTGTGTTGTATACTTGTTGGTAGTTGTATGTTGATATCTGTTTAGTATCAAACATAAAAATGTAGAGCTATCCACTGTGCAGATATGAGTGTATAATTAAAATAATTGAAATGAAGAATAAACTTATAAATTTTTTAGGAGGATTTACTACGAAAAACGTAGTCACTTTTTGTGAATCATCTGTTTCGAAAGAGCGTAAGCGTATAGCTGATTCATTGAAACAGATACGAGTTTCAAACAGACTTGATTCCAAAGCAACTCTCGGTGAACTTACAAGAAGATCAATATTTGTTGATAAAGTCTGTCGATTATTAAGTATTCCCCTTATGTATAATTCTTACGATGGTGACCCTGATGAATACGATTGGGATATAATAAAGATGATAAAATAATATGGAATCACCAATACAATTAACCGAGGCGCAAAAACAAGAGTACCAAGCAGAGCAACTTAAAAAACTGCAGGAGAAGCAACAGAGTTTTTTGGATAATTTTAAAAAATTGGAAGAAGAGTCAGGATTAACATTCAAACCTATTCTTTCATATCGGGAGGAGGGAGTATTAGCTTCGATGAAGATAGTGGAACAGTTAAAAGTTAAAGATAAATAATATGATACATAAAAAAATTGCAAAAGTAATAAAAACCGTTGTACAAAAAACACTCTCAAGTAAGCCTATAACATACACAGCTAAAAACCCTAATATTGGAAAGCTTAACGAACAGGCTACGGAAATGAGGAATAGATTACGAATGAATGCTAAGACTTCAGAAGGTCGTACCTACGGAAAAGGAGTAGGAATATAATGGCTACTAAGGCAAGGCCAACGGGTAGGCCTAGTAAATATGACCCTAAGTTTTGTAAGGAGGTAGATAAATATCTCAAAGAGAATATAGATTTATATGAGAATGATAAGCTAAAAGTGAACCTGCCGACTACGGAAGGGTTCTCTACTTTCATCGGTGTAACCAGATCAACTTTGTATGAATGGGAGAAAGAACACGAAATCTTTTCGGACTCTTTGGACAAAATAGTGCTAGAACAAAAGAAAAGATTGCTTAATTCAGGACTCTCAGGAGCATATAATTCAACAATAGCAAAACTCGTTCTTTCCTCTAATCATGGACTTTCAGATAAGACAGAAACAGACGTTACAAGCAAGGGACAACAAATACAAGGAGTAGCTATGATACTAGATAAAGCATATGGCACTGACCCCAAAGACACAAATACAACTGAATAAGTGTATAGCGTATGCACAAAAGGTAGGTTGTCCAAAAGATCAAGTGGACAACTTTGTTTCGCATGGATACATACCCCTGCCATGGCAATGGCGTTTTCATTTTGGAGCACGAGAAGCTGATAAACGTGACGGTCCTGTACAACTAGGAGCAGGTGGAGCACGAGGCCCGGGGAAATCACACGCCATCCTCTCTCAAATGGCACTCGATGATTGCCAACGTATCCCTAAGTTAAAGGGTTTATTCCTCAGACAGACAGGTAAAGCAGCAAAAGAAAGTTTCGAAGACTTGATTGAGAAGACTGTGCAAGGCAAGGTGAATTATAAATATGGTAATGGTGTACTCAAATTCCCTAATGGGTCTCGTATTCTTTTGGGTGGGTTCAAAGATGATAGAGATATTGATAAATATGTTGGTATTGAGTATGACGTAATAGGTGGAGAGGAACTTAACCAGCTTACGAAAGAGAAGATAGAGAAGCTACGTGGTTCATTGCGTACATCTAAAACTAATTGGCGACCACGGTTCTATGGGTCATTTAACCCTGGAGGTGTAGGACACGGTTTTGTGAAAACAACTTTTGTGGAGCCATATCGGACTGAAACAGAGTCACGAACACGCTTTTATCCCTCTACTTTCCTTGATAATCCCTTTCTTAACCCAGAATACAACGAATACCTTGAGGAATTGGACGGGCAACTCGGTAGGGCATGGCGTGAGGGTGATTTTGACATCCTTGCAGGTACATTCTTTACATCATTTGATGCACACATACACGTGAGAGAACCATTTGAAATACCGATAAGTTGGAGAAGAGTGTGCTGTCTCGATTATGGGTTCACTAATCCATCTGCTCTTTATTGGTCGGCAATCTCACCAACAGGGCAAATAATCCTATATAGAGAGCTATATGTTACACAGCATGACTATGAATCGCTTGCCGATGAGTTTGTACGAAT